GGGGGGGGGGGGCGGCGCGGCACCCCAAAGGGGGCCCCGGGGGGGGGCGCGGGGACCATCCGGGGCTACCTGTGCAGTACCGATGTCAACTGTTCGGCGTAACGTGCGATAACTGGAACTTCAACTCGTCGAACCCGTGCCTCTACGTTGGTGGCAACTACAACCAGAACACCAACCACGGCTTGTTCTACGTCAACTACAACAGCGTGTCGAACGCGAACACGAACATCGGCTGCCGCACCCTTTTATGTGTCTTGCTGACAAACCTCCAAACCACGGCACAGGTAGTCGCGCACCTCTCGGTGAAGATAAGCAGTTCAGGGAGCGGGTTAGTACACCTCGAAAGAGGCGTTGGAAAGCTCGTACAGCTAAAAGGAGGATACAAGTCCCTGTGAAAAGAGCAAAGAACCTATTTGAACCTTTAATCTCAGATGAGAATTTATCAAGAGCCATCGACGAAGTAAACCGCACACATCATTGGCGCACCCACCACCGCCCGAATAAATGCACTGCTTGGGTGGAGGAAACCAAAGAGGAGCGCATCAAGGAGCTGCGGCAAATCATCATCGACGGCTTTGAACAGAAGCCGCCTCACACGACCCGCAGATGGGACGCAAGCGCCCAGAAGTGGAGAACGGTGAGCGAACCCGCGCAGTGGCCCGACCAGTATATCCACCACGCGCTTATCCAGATTTTGCAGCCAATCTTCATGCGGGGCATGGACCATTACTGCTGCGGCAGTATCAGGGACAGAGGCCCGCACCAAGCACGGGCGGCAATCGAAAGCTGGATGAACCACGACCCGAAAGGTACTCGGTACGAGCTGTGCGGCGATGTGCGCCATTTCTACGACAGCCTGAAACCGGAGGTTGTGATGGGCCGTATGCGCTGCCTGATTAAAGACCGGCGCGTCCTCGACCTGATTTGGCGCATTGTGAAAGATGGCGTCCGTATCGGCTCTTATACCTCGCAGTGGTTCGCAAACACCGTTTTGCAGCCGCTGGACCAGATGATCCGTGACAGCGGTCTGTGCGCCCACTATGTCCGGTACATGGACAACCTCACGGTATTCGGTCCGAATAAGCGAAAGCTGAAAAAGCTCCGGCTCCTCATTGAGAAATGGCTGACGGAGCATCAGCTTAAACTGAAAGGCGACTGGCAGATATTTCCGATTGCCCGCGTAAACCCGAAAACGCCGCTGGAACCACCGAGGCGCGGATTTGCGAGGCAAAAGAGCCGTTTGCCAAACGCCGTAGGGTATCGGTACGGTCGGGGCTTCACAATTCCGCGCAAGCACAATCTCCTGCGCATCAAACGGGCGATTGCCCGATACCGCAAGAGAAAGAGACAAGGCAAGCGCATCATGGCAGGAGCGGCTGCGAGCCTGATTTCAAGGCTCGGACAGCTGAAACACTGCAATAACTACAACCTTTACCGGCTTCTGTATAAAGGCGAACGCCTTGTGCGTGACCTGAAAAGAATCATCCGTCAAAAGCAGCGAAAGGAGGAACTGACGTGGAGTATGTATTTGGAACGCAGGAAGACATCGAAGTCCTCAAGACAAAGGGCAGTGAGCATTCCGATTTGACCGGGTTTCACCAGATTGAGCGGAGCTATCCCGACCAGACCGTGACAGACTGTTTCCGTGTGGTCCGAAAGCTGGACAGCTTGGAGGACGGCGAGGGAAACTGCTACGACTGGTACGAGATTGACCGGCACTACCGGTTTACCGATAAGACCGGCCCCGTCGCCCAGCAGCTTGTGGAGAGCACTGCCGCATTGGAGGACGCCCTGTGCGAGTACGACGAGCTTGCCGGCGCACGGATGGGCGAAATCGAAGACGCCATGTGCGAGCAGGACGACGCAAACGATGTGCGTATCAGCGCCGTTGAGGACGCTGTATGCGAAATTGACGCTATCATCAGCACAATTAGTGAGGGAGGTACTATCAATGAACAAAATTTGGGCTAACAGACTGATTGCCGGTACACAGGTTTGGGATTCCGTTCCCGATTACCGCCGCAGCGGGGTAAAGACCGAGCTGGCGTCCCGCGTGGAGGACGGCGAGATTACCGCCGAAAAGTACAAGGAGATCACCGGAGAGGAGTATGCGGCAAAGACCGCCGCGCCGAGTGAGCAGCCGTGAGAAAAGTTGGATTAGTCGTTGCCGTAGAGGATGACGCTCTGCGGCAACGGTTCGGAGAGGGCCGACCCATGAAAGATAAGATGGGTGTAACCCTCTACCAGACGAAGAATTGCCAGCTCTACGCCGTTCGGTGTGGAGCTGGCGAAATTTATGCGGCGGCAGCAACGCAGTACCTCATCGACAAGTACAAGGTGGCGGCGGTCCTCAACTATGGCGTTGTGGGCGGCTGTACCGACGCCTTGCATCCCGGCGAGATATGTGTCGTGGTAAAGGTGGCGCATTACCAATATGACCTGTTTGCTGTTGATAATGTGCCGGCTGGCCGCTATTTGGAATACCCGGACCGGCTGCTGCCGGTAAGCACTGCTTTCACGGATTTGGCCTCCCCCGAACTCCATCGGGTGGTTTGCGCATCCGGCGACAAGTTTGTGGGAGACGCCGCAGAGAAGCTATGGCTGCACAATGAGTTCGGAGCCGACATCTGCGACATGGAATCCGCAGCCATTCTGCTCACCTGCGACCGAAATCGGGTCCCGTGCCTCATTATCAAGGCCGTGGCCGACAGCCTTTCGGGAGGGGCGGCAGAATACTGGCGGGAGAAAAACCAGACAGCGAAAAGCTGTCTGGACTACGCCGTCGAGGTAATTGACGGGCTGTAATCGCAGAGGAGGGATTGACATGAACGAAATTGTGCTCTGCCTGTTAAGTGGCGGCGTTGCGGCTGCCGCGATGAAGACCCTTGACGGGGTTATCATGTGGCATCTTAACCGCAAGGCCGCCAAAGAGGACAGGGACGCCGATAAGCAGGCTGCCGATGAGCAGCAGGAAAAGGACACAACCAAGCGGCTCCAAGATGACCTTGCATCGCTGCGGGTCGGCGAACGTGTGATTCTGCATGACCGCATTAAATATCTGGGCAGACGATTCATTCGGGATGGCGAAATCGACTTCGACGACCGCCAAGACCTGATTGATATGCACGGCGTTT